ATATTATAGTCAAACAGACCCTGTGGATAAGTACCCTGGTCCCTGGCAATTAGTTATAGATAATTTTTACGATGATCTTGCTAGAGCGCTAGGAATGTTGTATACTATTACTTTATGTAAGAAAGATTATCAAACAGTTGTCCTAGGGTTATACAGGGACAAATTGGGCAGTGGTGATTACAATTTAGTCTTGGTTGACTCGGGTAAATATGTACTTAATTACGATTTGGAGTTAAGAGTAAATAACACATACTTACTAGACGACCTGGTGTTAGTCGCTATGTATGACAGCAAGGATCTATTAGAGCAGACAGCAAATGAATACACAAATTCAAGTTACTAAAAGAAATAACGAAAAAGAGCACCTAGACTTAGAAAAGCTACACAAAGTAGTATTTTATGCCTGCGACGGCATTACAGGTGTTAGCGCAAGCGAAGTAGAAATCCGTAGCCATCTACAGTTCTACGAAGGCATTAAGACTAGTGATATTCAAGAAACACTAATCAAAGCAGCAGCAGATTTAATCAGTGAAGAAACGCCCGGTTACCAATATGTAGCAGGGCGTTTAATTAACTACCACCTACGCAAGATTGTATATGATGACTTTGAACCCTGGCACATTTACAAGCTCGTACAGCGTAATGTAGAAAGCGGATTCTACGATCCTGCGCTACTTGAAGACTACACAGAAGCTGAATGGAACGAGCTTAACGACTACGTTAACCACGACAGAGATGAGACACTAACCTACGCTGGTATGGAACAGTGGCGTGGCAAGTATCTTGTAAAAAACCGTGTTACTGGTGAAGTATTTGAAACCCCACAAATGGCGTATATGTGTATTGCTGCTACATTGTTCAGCAGGTACACAGAAGATCGCCTGCGCTGGGTAAAGGATTATTATGATGCTATTAGTACATATTTTATTAGTCTCCCTACTCCTGTTATGGCTGGGGTACGAACTCCACAGAGGCAGTTTTCATCATGCGTCCTTATTGAAACAGCTGACAGTTTGGATAGTATCAATGCTACTGCTAGCAGTATTGTTAAGTATGTTAGTCAAAAGGCTGGCATAGGTATTGGCGCAGGAAGCATTCGAGCCATTGGATCACCTATTCGCAAGGGCGATGCTTACCACACAGGTGTAATTCCATTTTACAAACTGTTCCAGAGTGCCACACGTAGTTGTAGCCAAGGCGGTGTTCGCAATGGCGCTGCTACACTATACTATCCTATCTGGCATTTAGAGGTTGAAGACCTACTAGTCCTAAAGAACAACAAGGGCACAGAAGATAACCGTGTACGCCATATGGACTACGGTGTACAGTTTAATAAACTTATGTACGAGCGTCTAATTACTGGCGGCAATATCACACTATTCTCACCAAGTGATGTTCCAGGCTTATATGATGCTTTCTTTGCGGATCAGGACAAGTTCAAAGAGCTTTATGAAACAGCAGAGCGTAACACACGGTTGCGTAAAAAGACTGTTAAGGCTAGTGACCTGTTTAGTGCGTTCATGGAAGAGCGTAAGAACACTGGTCGTATCTATCTAATGAATGTTGACCACGCTAATGATCACAGCAGTTTCAAAGCAGATGTTGCTCCTATCAAACAGAGTAACCTATGTTGTGAAATCGATCTACCTACCAAGCCATTAAATGACTTTAATGATGAAGAAGGTGAGATTGCACTCTGTACACTTAGCGCAATCAACTGGGGACTTATTAGAGACCCACGGGAATTCGAGAAGCCTTGTACACTAGCAGTACGTGGATTGGATGCGCTACTAACATATCAAAACTATCCAGTAAAGGCAGCGGAACGTGCCACTATGCTACGCCGTCCACTTGGTATTGGTATTATCAATCTAGCATATTGGCTAGCACGTAATGATACAAACTATAGTAATCCTAATCTAGAGCTAGTAGATGAATATGCTGAAGCATGGAGTTACTATCTTATTAAGGCTAGTGCTGATCTTGCTGTTGAGCAGGGCGCATGTCCTGGTGTATGTGAAACAAAATATGGTGACGGTATTACACCTAATCAAACTTACAAGACAGACTTAGACGAGCTTGTAAAGCATAAGGAACGCATGGATTGGGCAGAACTACGTAAACAATTAGCTGACACAGGCATTCGTAACAGCACACTAATGGCACTTATGCCTGCAGAAACAAGCGCACAGATATCAAATAGCACTAACGGTATTGAACCACCACGTGCCTATGTAAGCGTAAAGCAAAGCAAGGATGGCGTACTCAAACAGGTAGTACCTGGTTATCCACGTCTAAAAAATAAATACGAACTACTGTGGGATCAAGAGTCACCTGAAGGTTATCTAAAGATTATGGCTGTACTACAAAAGTACATTGATCAAGGTATTAGCACTAATACCAGCTATAATCCTACTTTCTATGATGATGAAAAGATTCCAATGAGTACTATGCTTAAACATCTTATTATGTGTTACAAGTATGGACTCAAGCAGTTATACTACTTCAACACCTACGATGGAGCAGGTGATGATGCAGGAGAAAAAGAGCAAATTATTCTCGAGCTACCAGATGTAGTAGAGGAAGAAGATTGCGAGAGTTGTGTAATCTAGGGAAAAACTATGGCAGTATTAGACACAGAGAACAGAGATCATAAGAATAGAAAAAGTTTCCTTGACGGAGATGTAGGTATACAGCGTTATGACGATGTCAAGTATCGTGCGTTTGACAAGCTCACTGATAAGCAACTTGGTTTCTTTTGGAGACCTGAGGAGGTGGATATCCTACGTGATGCTAAGGACTTTAAAGAACTTACAGACCACGAAAAGCATATCTTTACTAGCAACCTCAAGCGTCAGATTCTATTAGACAGTGTTCAAGGTCGTAGTCCTAACCTAGCCTTTCTCCCACTAGTAAGTTTGCCAGAACTAGAAACTTGGATTGAAACTTGGGCATTCAGTGAAACTATTCATAGTCGTAGTTACACACACATTATTCGTAATGTGTATGCCAACCCAAGCAAAGTATTTGACGAACTATTAGACATTCAGGAGATTGTTGACTGTGCAGATGATATTACCAAGCACTATGATGATCTTGTACGTATGGCCGGTTGGTATAATTTACTTGGTGTAGGCAAGCATCTCGTAGTAAGCGGTAAGGAACACGATACATCAAAGGTCAACGGTAACTTCAGCAACGTTGCAACAGAGATCAATGTAGATTTATACGAGCTAAAGAAGAAGTTATGGCTCACACTAATGAGTGTAAACATTCTCGAAGGCGTTCGCTTCTATGTAAGTTTTGCATGCAGTTGGGCATTTGCAGAACTTAAGAAGATGGAAGGCAATGCTAAGATTATTAAGTTTATTGCTCGTGATGAGAATGTACACTTGGGAAGTACACAACAGTTACTAAAACTACTACCCAAAGAGGACAAGGACTTTGCAAAGATTGCAAACGAAACACTAGACGAATGTACGCAGATGTTTGTAAGTGCAGTTGATCAAGAGAAAACATGGGCGGAGTATCTGTTTAAAGATGGCTCTATGATTGGTCTTAATGCACAACTACTAAGTCAGTACATTGAATGGATCGCTAACAAGCGTATGATTGCTATTGGTATTAAGAGTCCGTTCACAGTGCCAGCAGCAAGTCCACTACCATGGACACAGAAGTGGATCAGCGGTGCTGAAGTACAGGTAGCACCACAAGAAACAGAAATCTCAAGCTACATTATCGGTGGCACCAAACAAGACGTGGAAGAGGATACGTTCAGTGGACTCAGCCTCTAAACAAATAGAGGATTGGATACTTAATTATCTTAGTGTACCAAATCAGGCATTTAATAGCTTACCACCTTGCCCTTACGCTAAACAGGTTTGGTTAAGTAACAGAGCAAAGGTAATTGAAGTTGACAGTGACGTAGATAGTTATATCAAAACTGTTGTTGAAACTAGTATGAAGGATTGGCCAGAAAACTGTGATGTTGTAATAGTGGCTACAGATCCTAAACTATTCTCAGGTAAAAAGCTAGACGAAATGTGCATTGCTGCAAGCAATGATGACTATATATTAATGTGGGATCATCCTGAAGATAAAGAAAAAGACAAGCAAGGAAAATATGCAATAACTTTTATACAACCACGACAGGAACTAGAGCAAGCAAGAAAGACACTTGAAGAACAAGGTTATTATAAAAACTTTAGGAAAAAATAAAATGCTAACAGTATATACAAAAGATTGGTGTGGCTACTGCAATATGGCAAAAGCATACCTAAAAAAATATGATATTCCTTTTGAAGAAATTAACATCGATCACGATAATGCAGCACGTGAATATATGATTGCTGAAGGTCACAGAACAGCACCACAAATTTATAAAGATGGTAAACTGTTTGTTGAAGGCGGTGCTGATGCACTTACTAGTCTAACTGAACAAGAACTACGCGAACGCATGGGAGACCTCGGCCTAGATGACCTCACGCTATGAAATACAAATTATGCTCAAGCGTGGCATTCTTGACAATGCTGGAAAGGCTACCACACGTGCCTTACAAAATTTAGGATTTACTAGTGTGGAAGATGTGCGTATTGGCAGGAGCATTTATATTACTACAGAGCAGGATCCAGAACTGATTGCTAAAAGTTTAGTAAATGAAGTCATGGAAGATTATATTATATTACCACATAATAGTACCGATAAATAATTACATGGGAAGACCAGTAGTAAGAATAGGTGATATTAACAGTGCAGGCGGCGTTGCAGTACAAGGTCATATGAATATCACTGTGAATGGAAGACCAGCAGCAAGACAAGGCAGTAGAGTGACACCTCATCCTTGTTGCGGTGCTCCTGGTTGTGGTATACATTGTGCTGCTACAGCAGCATTTCCTGGAAGTATCTTAGTTACTATGAACGGAATACCTACATTACGTATCGGAGATGTAGATACCTGCGGTCATCCAAGAGCAACAGGCTCTACAAACTGTACGGCTGCATAGGAAAATAGAATGGCTTGTATAGCTGCGGTTGCAAGTAATTTAGGCATGAGTGCACTAGGCGGCGCCTTAGGTGGCTTTGGCTTATCTAGTATGGGCGGTGCCATTGCCAGTAGAATTGGTGGACTTGCTAGCTCAGTAGGTTCACTGGGTGCTCTAAGCAACATTGCTCAGGTTACAACACAGTATGCCAGTCCAGCAGCAATAGATGCAGCAGGAGTGTTAAACGGAAGTTTAGGCAATCTCAGTTCAGTAGTTGGCGTTAGTAATTTTGGCACTGGCACACTGTCAGGGGCTCTCAGTAATGCCGCCGGCGGCAGCTTTAGTAGCATTGGTAGTACATTAACCGGAGGGTTAGGTTCTCACGCAGCTAATTTGATGGGCACAGGGCCAATTCAAGCATTTCAAACATTCAACGGAGTTGAAGCATTTAGCAACGTAAGTCAAAGCGTTGCAGGAACACTAAAAGGTGTAGTTGGACAACAGTTTGGACAAGCAGTAAGCAGTATCACAAAAACATTACCAATAGGAGGCGCAACAGGAGACTTTGGAAACTTCTTAGGCGCTAGCATCGGCGATGTTCAAGGTATGTTAACCAATGGGATGAGCAGTCTTACAAATGTAATAGGTGATATTCCAAATTTTGCAGGGGAACTAAGCAGTCTTGGAACAGCATTTAATGTAGGTAACTTAACAGATTTTGGTAATCCAGGCCAGTTAATTCAGCAAATTAATTCAGCAGGCGGCTTAGATATTAGTGGTTTAGGTAAAGCACTACAAGAAGTTGGACTTGGCGATGTACCTATTAGTAGTCTTAGCAATCCTATATTTAATGCAGAACTTACAGATGCACTAGGGATGATTCAAAATCCACAGATGATTGCCAATGCTCAAACTATGCTAGGAAGTAGCATTAAAGGAATAGAAAGTTTAGCAGACTTTACAGATATGGCGAAAGTTATGCCTGCTAGTTTTGATAGTATTCCATTTGATAACTTCCAACAACTAGGCGAACATTTACAAAGTGTAGAGCTTGGTAGTATTTCAAATACAGGACAGCTTGGGGGACTATTAACTAGTCTTAACACAGTAGACATTCCAAATATTATTAACACGTCTGATACTATCGATCCAACTGCACTTTCAAATCTAACAAGTGATTTACTCGGAGGAAGCGGTCCTAATGGGGCGATCTTATCAAGCGACATGATGGGAACACTAGGCGGTGTTGGTATCAGACAACAAGCTATAGATTATGAAGACGCTATAATCAATCTTAATGCACAAGGTGCTTTCAATGATGTAAATGTTCTATACGGACAGATTGCAAATGCTATTAACGGCGATTACTTGGATGTAGTTGGTGACTTCACAGCAAGCAGTAATCATACAGATCCAGAAGACAGCTCAACACATACAGATTTGGATAGTTTTGTTCAAAACAAACGAGATCAAATCAATAGTGCAATAGCAGCAATAGCTAGCACATATCCAACAGAGTCAGCTGTAGCTAGTGCAGCTTATACTCCAATGCTAAAGAAAGTTTATGATGAACAACAGTTTGCAGGCAGAACAGATCTTAGACTAGAGCTTCGTGACGAAGCAAAAGAAAACGCCTACCACTTTGTTACTAATCACCAAGCTAGATCAGCTCGTTCAGATATCATACAGATTGTAGAAGGTATGCAAGACCAGGCTGTTGAAAATGGCGATGTGTTTGGGGAACATTGGCGTGCGTTTACAGCAGAAAACAAAAACAGAAACGCCGCAGATACATACAACATTCGTTGGCGTTCAGAAAACCTAGAGGAATTTGAATTAATTTAAGTATGAAACATTTGAAAGAAACGGGTTATACATATTTCGCCCATATGCGTAGAGCATTTTGTATAGCCTTTGTCCTTGTTGTCCACGGTATTTTTCCGGACATTTGGACAGACAAAGCAACTCAAATGCTTTGTGATCACGACAAAGAATAGATTGACAAATCTTCTAAATTATTGTTAAATAGTACTGTAACGTTGAAGCAAAGCAAAAGGCGAACAAGACCCCGGGGCAGTACCGGGCGACTCCACCATAAACACATGAGGATATAATGAATTGGGATTGGCACTGGATTAGTTGGTTTAAAGGAACTCCTTTTCAATGGGGGGAATTTAAATTAAATAGTGGAAATCCTTATAAAAGTTATAGATTTGGACCATTACTTATTCGTGTGTTTATGAGGGGGTCGAAATAGGATAGATTGGCGTTGTATAGCGAAGTGGAGTTACCGGTAGGCGAGACCGTAAATCAGCAAAAAACAATAAATGCTAACGATAATGTAGCATCTGAGGATTTTGCTCTAGCAGCATAATCTCATGGGGTGGGCAACCTACCTAGCAACAGAAATGGTTGCATTTTTTTTCGCTAAAAATAAATAATTGCGGAGTAAGAAAGTAGACACAGTCAATGAAAAAAGTTATAATGTTGATGTTGTTATTAACAATACCTCCAGGCTGTGCTAGCATTACTGCCGTAGAATTAATTGGGACTATAGGAAGCTGGGCAGCAGACGGTATAGTTGAAGCAGAAACAGGAAAAGGTATTGCTGACAAGGTTGTTAGTGATATCATAGGCAAAGATTGCACACTTAAAAATGTTTTCAAAGATAACGAAAACGTATGCAAAGAACTTTTAGAAAAGGAAAATCAAACTAATGGCAAAAGGCAAGAAGAGCAGCGGTAAGCACTATACTTCAAAAGGTGAGCATAACAATGTGTCACGTTGGTTAAAGAAGGCATGCCGTAAAGACTACGTTGAGAACCGTTCAGTCGAACGTGCAATTAATCAAAGAAATGCTTTTCTAAAAGGCAAGCGTGTAATGCTTACTATTGAAAATCCAAATAAGAACGAAACCAACAAAAAGTTTATTCGTGTACCTGCTAATGAAGTTTGGAAGTCTGGTCGTTACAGTATGAAGAGTAACGGTTAATGGCAAAGAAGAATAATCGTAAAGCAGTACAGGAATTGTCTGCTGAAGTTGCAACCCCTAGAAAGGAAATTGAAAATGGAAAATGAAATCACTGCTGAAGAAATTGCACAGCATTACAGTGCAGCAATGGATTCAGTTAATCTTATTAACGCAGTCATTGCAGACCCTGCTGCATACGCAAATGACGAGACTGTAATCCAGCGCAATGTTGACCACCTAAGGATCATGGTCGCAAAAGATTTTTGGACTGATGAAGACCTGCAACCCTTTAATGATGCTATTGCTGTGGACACAACTGAGTTTGATAATCAGTTTAATTAGATGTTTGTAAATCATATTGCTGATTTAGATAGAAAACTTTCTTCTGCAAGTATCGCGGACAAGGCAGAACTCGGTAATCGATAAATACTCCTGGAAGAGGAGTATCGATTATGTACGAATATCGAGTAAATGTCGTCAAAGTTGTAGATGGAGACACTGTAGATGTTGACATTGACCTAGGCTTTGGCGTATGGCTTAAAGACGAACGTGTCCGTATTATGGGCATTGACACACCAGAATCTCGCACACGTGATAAGGTAGAAAAGAAGTTTGGACTTGCTGCAAAAGCACGACTAAAAGCTCTTTTAGGTAAACAAGCAATCCTAAAAACGCAAGTGAACAAATCTGGCGAGGATATGAAAGGCAAGTTTGGCCGTATCCTTGGCGATTTTATTGGCTTAGATGGTCACATGGTTACAGAAGTTATGATTGCTGAAGGACATTGTGTACCTTACTTTGGTGGCAGTAAAGAAGAGGTTCAAGCTCATCATATGCGTAACAGAGAACGCCTAATTGCTGAAGGAATCGTTAAACCATAACGGTTGACAAGTCTCAAATACAAGTTAATATAGTATATCGTTAACAAGCATGGAGGGTCTTATGGGACCTAGAGCTGGGTTGTTGGTTATTGGATTTATGGCTGGCGTAGTGTCATACTACTACGGCGGTGAACCACGCACAGAGATTCAAGTTGTTGAGGTTGAAAAGATAGTTGAAAAACTTGTACCTGTAGACAAGGTTGTAGTCAAAGAGGTAGAAGTACCAACTGTAGTTGAAAAGGTAGTAATCAAAGAAGTTCCTACTACCAAAACACGTATTGTATATCTACCACAACAGCCTGCTAATCTTAAAGTAGATAAGGAAGAGCAATACTGCATGGCACTTAACATGTATCGCGAAGCAAGTAATCAAAGCGTTGCTGGTATGATTGCTGTTGGTCGTGTGGTTATGAACCGTGTGAAGGACAGGCGCTATCCTGGTAGCCCTTGTGAAGTTATTTACGAAGGCCCACATCGTGAGAGTTGGAAAACTCGTGGTAAGGATGTGGGCGATAATAAAAGAGAATATTATCCTGTCAGACACAAATGCCAATTTAGTTGGTATTGTGACGGCAAGACAGATCCTCCTGCTAACAAGCAAAGTGTTAGTTGGAAACTTGCTGAAGATGTTGCCTATCAGATCCTAGCGTTTGACAAATGGAACGGCATGGTAGAAGGTGCTACACATTACCATGCAGATTATGTCAGTCCCCATTGGCGTAAAAGTATGCGTCTGATAACTAAGATCGACGACCATATCTTTTACAGAGAGAACTAGTGTTTAATACTGATAGTCTAGATCAAGCACGAAAGGATTTTGCAGAGAATAGATTCTGCATTATAGACAATGTGCTCCAAGACGAGTATATAACAGAAATCTATGATGCTGTTAAACAGATCGACTATGGACGTTGGGGATGCATACACACTAGCCACCAAAAGATATCACCTGAAAAACTTGCTAATATAGATGAAGCGGCTCTACGTGATGAATACAAACAAGGTGCACAAGGTACTTTTGGCTATTGGCACATGGCTAAATGGATTCTCAAAGATGAAGATTGTGTTTTTATTGATCATCCACTAACCACAGAGTTTACAAGAGTTTGTGTAGAAGATTACCAGTTAGGCAAGCCGGATACTAGTTTTATGGATCTAGCAGAGTATGTTAGTGGTTTTACTAATATGTACACACACCAACCTACCTATAGTGCCTACGACCATACGAGTTGGCTAAAGGCACACCATGATCCTAAACGCTGGCTGGCATATATATTCTACTTAAATGA